ACAGCAGACTCATGACCTGCAACGATGACACCGTAGTTGCTGTTCTGGTTAGCAGTACCTGTAGTTCCTGGGCCAGTGCCAATCTTTGGAAGGTTGTTAGAAACATATACACGGAAACCGTGGAGATTGTTAATAACAAGACCATTCTGAAGACCTGAACCACCGAAATCACTGTTCAACAAACGGCTATCTTCGTCCTTGAGCAATTCAATAAAGACGGGATCGACAACCAACCAACGTCCGGTGGTATCAACAAACTGCTGATCCATCAAACGACCCATACGTGCAATGACCATTAAAGGTGATGCAGTTGCAGTGGGAAGTGCAGTTGCGCCAGGAAGACGAGCGGCGAGAGGAATGGAATGATCACCTGCAGATGCAGTGGTAATATTACCAAAGTCACCTTTCTTGAGCTTCATAGAAGAAAGCAATTCATCTGAACCTGCAGTTGCAACAGCCTTAGTACCGGGAGCAGTTGTACGTGCAGTATCAGCATTGATATGCTTAGCCGACTGATAGAAACCAGACAGATAACCAAGAACGTCTTGATCATACTGGTCACGCAAGCGATATGCTGCACGATCAGATGCCATAGACATGAAGTTTACGTGGCTGTGAGCAGCTTCAATGTCATCAATCTTAAATGCAAAGTAGTTTGCTTGATCAACGACAAGGGTAAAGTCTTCGTCATCAAGATCTTGTGCAGTGATTTGTGTACCACGAGCATATGCTTGGACAGAGACTTCAGGCTCTTTGATGATTTTAACTGAATCACCCATGTTAGCGATTTCACCGAAGTAGTCGCTATTAGTGATATCTTCTACGGTAGAAGCTTTACGGAAAGCAAGTTGTACCTGTTTGCTATAGATTACCGCAGAAAAGTTGCCATTTGGCAGGTTGTTGTAATTTGGGGCTTTAGGAAAAGCCATGATTTATCCTCCTAAGATAAATGAATAAGAATATAAATACGCTTAAACACTTACTACAGAGGCTGCTTCAACTAGGTGCAGTGTGAACACTGGGCTAGTATATTGTCAGGTAAGTCTGTTAGCTTACTGTCTGCGTTTACTGTAAATACGTAAGTGCTGGTTGGCTGTATGTATATATGTACAGCGGCAACACTTACATTATTTTGCTCTTGTTATATGAACCTAGTTTGAATTTGTCAAGTCAAATGCTAATGTGAGTGAGGCACTCACTACCTTGCGTGAAGTACTTACTAACGTGCGTGAGGCACTCACTACCTTGCGTGACCTGACTTATCATATACAAACTTACCAGAGCGGATGGCTGCAATAATACGATCTTGATTCTTTTCGTATTCAGCCGATGACATACGCTCTACATCAGATTCATAAATCACATCATTACTTCTTTCACTTGGCTGTGATCGTTTAGAACCCATCACAGAACGTGCAGCATCTTTATATGTGTCTTTCTTACGAGTGCCTGAAATGCCCATGTCAGCTTTGTACAAATCAATAGCACGTGCAGCTGAAATAGCATCTGTTTCATTGTCATATAAAGCTTGCTGTACCCATTTGGGTTGCTTATCTACCCACTCATGAAACTCATCTTGCTCCCTGATCTCGTCAAAGTCAGGGTGTAATTTCATAAGCCGTGCTTCAGCTTTTTTCTTTTCAGCTTCTTCTGCCATCTGGTTAATCTTCTGTACACGTGATTCAAGTTCAGCTGATTGTTCACGTGCTTTTTTGATGGCAATAGTTTCGACAATCTTTGCTACGTCTGGGTACTCACTAACCCATGCTTCAAGTTCTTCTTCACTTTTAGGCAGCTTGATCTGTTCTTTTGTAGATATTTCTAGTTGTGCCTGTAGTTCATCGATCTTACTCTGTAGATCTAGTTGTTGTTTTTGTGAATGTCTACGTAGATCGCCATAACGCTTTTTAAAACTACGTTCCTCTGCACTTTCAGGTACAACGTCATCTTCATCTTCTACGTCTTCAGATACAATGTTTTTATTATTAACTGAAGGTTCAAGCATCTGCTTAAGTTCATCTTCTTCTTGTTTTATCTTATCATGATTTGCATTACGTTTGATAAAACCTGCTACTTTTACTTGTTCAATTTGTTGTTGCTCAGACATACTTACCTCTTGAATTGGGGGCTGTTACATCAGGTGGCCCAAAGGCTACTACTTAAAATAGCCCATAATGAAGGGTTATTGTTATTGAAAGCTACACCCTTCTATAGCTAACTATCTATTATATCATCCACCACCGGGGGTAGTCAATGCTTTTGTTATTACCGTAGGGGCATAGTATTTAATAGCGGTATTAACATCCAAACCTTTCATGGAAGCATTAATTGCTACATTAGAAAGCATCTTAGTTGCCACACCAATACGTCTTAAATTATTGGGGTCCATTGTTCCCGATAAAGATTTCATGACATTAGTGGCAGCTATTTCAGATACACCAGAAGATATAAGAGAGTCTTTAAAACTACCTAATACGTCACCAAAATCCCCACCCCGTATAGCAGTTGTTACCCCACTACCAATAGAACCCACAAAAATATTAGACACCTGTGCTGGCTTTAAATTAAGTGAGTTAGCAATGCTATTTAAATTATCTGCACCTATGATTGCTGAAGTAATTTCACCGGCATTTGCATTAAGGGCACCTGCTGCTGCACCTCCTACCATAGCCTTTCCAATATTACCTCCAGTAGCTGCGGCAGTTAGTCCATTAAAAGTAGCACCTAGTATTGCTGAACCAACTGTCTGTGCACCAACTGCACCTGCTCCCATAATGGCAGATCCTATACTAGTCGATAAACCTGCAGTAAATGGGGCAGCAAATATACCAGCGACTTGTGCAAAACCCTGTACCTTTGCTGCATCTGGATGTGCGCCTTTATAAAAAGTAGCTTTACCTACAGGTACAAGTTTGTCATCTATTTCTTTGTATACCTGTGTCATTCTTTCTCTATCTGCACCACCTGTCTTTCCAGATATCTGATAGTATACGTCACCATTCTGTTCAAGTTTTTGTATGTCTGTAGTTTTGTGAGATACAAGTTCTGCAATCTTCGCTGAAGCTGGATCTGTTTGTTTTAATACCCAGTCTGTTAAAGAAGCAGGACGATCCTCATAAATAGGAATACCATCCGTATCTACACCCACTTGTACAGATACAGTACCTAAATCTTTTACATCTTTAAATGGATTATCTAATACTGTACCACGAGTCCACGCTCTACCTTTAGCTTTATCTTCCGCTGCATAAGTAGTTGCATCTTTCTCTGCCAAGGAAAGCAGATACTTATTCATATCTGTATCCACATCTAACCCAGCATATGTTGGATCCATAGTAACTAAAGGTGGTTGTGTCACTGTGCCAGTTACTGTAGAAGCACTGCCATACTGTCCTGGTTGACGTATTGAACCAAGCAAAGGTTGTGCTTCACTGGGATCTCTGTATACCCCGCCTTTGCTTAGGATTTTATTTGTCTGTGTAAACCCTTCAGGTATGTCTAGCTGGGGTGTATCTCCCATAAATGGTATATAGATATCACGCTCACCCTCTTTACCGAAGCGACGCATTTGATAAGCCATGGAGGGAACAGCAGCTTGGGTTTGCCCACCAAATGCACTTGCTCGTTGTCTTGTTTGCTGTGTCGTAACACCAGCTTGCTGTTGTTGTGGCGTAATTCCAGTTTGTTGTTTAGATTGTGTAGTGGTATCTTTTTGTATTTGAAGGGTGTCTGCAGTAGCAGATGTAGTGCTTTGGCCCCTTCCTTGAGAAGGGGACTTTACAGTTTTTAACGCTTGTTGGGTAGCAGCATTGATACTGTCACCGCCCAACCACGAAGGTACATTGTTATAATATGAAAAATCGACAGACGGATCATATGTTTGGGTTGCCTCATTAAAAATCCCGCTATCAAATTCAAAGAGTGTCGGGGTCATTGCTTTTGTAAATTCTAAATTAGACACATCAACATTTTTTAGACTTTCTGTTATTGGTCCCACACGAGACTGAGCATTTTGTTTATTTAATAGTAATGTATTGACAGTTTGTTGTGCAAAATCTTTATCCATGCCGCCATGTATTTTAGTTGGATCTTTCGTTATGGCATCTAGATAGCTTTGTTCATTTTTTAATCGTGCATTAATGCTATTAATTTCTTGTTCTGCATCATAAGCACGTAATATATCACCAGCTTGCCTGAAAGTTAAATTGCCTTTAGCAATATCTTTAGCTAAAAAGAACTGTTTAAGATTTTGCTTAGATATATTTAACGCATTAGCCTGGGAAGATCCGGGAGTACGGTCATATAATTTTGAATCTTGATTATAATGCTGCAGTAAAGTTGTCCAATAGTTAATGTCTTCTGGAAGCACCCCAAGAAATTGATATGCTTCACTTACTCGTGCAGCAGCAGCAGGATCATATTTATTTTGACCGTCAAATAAAGCGTTTTCTAAGTCTGCTTTAGTATAGCCTTGATAAACTGAAGCTGGATCTATGTTTTTGGTGACAGTGCCCCCTGCTGAAAATTTAGCAATGCCACCTTCAGACTTTTTTGATTGGTTCTCTACCTCTTCAATAATGTCATCAATTTCTGTTTCAAATTCGCCAGTATCTTCTTCAGTTGCCTCATCTGCATTCCCCATTTGCCCCATAGCGTCCATCTTAGCTAAACCGTTTTTAGCTGCCTGACGCATTTGCATGAGTCTTTCTAGCCCAATAAAACGTACTACATCTGCAGGAAATACAAACTCACCTTCACTTAATTGTGCAGGTATGTCATCCCGTACTTCTTTCTTTAACGATCCTACAGGTACTTCATTGCCACTGTTTTCATCAACAGTACCACCCTCTTGCAACATACCACCATCTTGGAATAAGCGTTGCATTTGCTTTTTAGCTTTACTCTTGGGCATTGATTTCATCTCTTAGCCTTTTCATTTTCATAAGAGCATCCAATGCTCCTTGTGCTTTGTATAGATCTATTGGATCTTTAGCTTGTTCTAGGATCTTGTAATAGCCCCTTGCTCTAGTTTCCAATATACCTGTAAATGCTTCCCATACAATCTGTGTATTAAATACACTCTTAAGCCTGTTGAGGTGCTGCTGGTCTAATTGATTGGACATTACCCGTAAATCCTTGTTCGCCTGGGACAGGTGCTTGTCCTATCCCTATATTGCCACCCCCTGTACCTGCTGTATCTGCTACTCCGGGTACTGCAGGTGCTCCGGGTGCAGCAGGTTGTGCAGCAGGTTGTGCAGCAGGTTGTTGTGGCTGTACCATAGCTGCTTGTCTTGCAGCCTCTTCTAAACTGTTAGTTACCTTATCTGGATCAAGATCCATGGACTTAGCAATTTCACGGATGATGTAAGGGAACTTAGCAAAAGGCATTAGTGCAGGTGAACTTGCAATCTGTAAGAATTGCATCAAGCGTTGGCTACGTACTTCATTTGCCATAAGGCTTTCAGTACCACGTGCTTTAACTTCTAAGTCTCCACGTGCTTCTGGATCAAAGTCAAATTGCATGTTAAAGCTAAAGAATGCCTCACCCATGGGGCGTAACAAATAATCATCGACATTCTTAATGACAGTCTTAATAGATCCCGTTGCAGCATTCATTAACATGCTGATGCCACTAGCCGTTCTACCTACACCTGCTACGCCAGTTTGACCATGTGCAAATGAAGGAAAACCCGTGGATTCATCTGCAAGTACACGAGCCTTATCAAATAACTGTAGATTCTCATTAGAAACATTGGGAAACTTAGTACCAAAGATAGCTTGCCCAGGTGCACCACCCTGTCTACGAAACACTTTACCGGGATATATTTGTAGATCCTGCCCAGGTACGAGGTTAGTCTCATCAACTTCAAATACAAGATTACCCGATAATACAGCATTATCTACTGCCAATCTCATAAAACCATTCATCAGTGTTTGCGTATCGTCCATATTTTCACCGATACCAATACCAAAGAATGAGTATGGATTTAATTCGTAAGGCACTGCATAGTACGGAATACGTGCAGGTTTAAATGGGTTAAGTACCATGCGAATGATACGGTTATTACACAACCACACATTAGCCTGTAGCTCATCAACACCGTTTAGTTCTGCCGGTATCTTAACACCGTTGTCTTTAAGCATGTCACTATCAACAGTGCCCCAGAACTCTAGTACTTCAAATCGGTTGACACCATGATCTGTTTGGTAATCATTGAGATCATCTTCCCAATACTCTTTAGTATATGATTCACCTTCGGCAATTACGTCATCGATGACTTGCTTACGGAAGTAGGGACGTTTCTTTAATGCACGTAACTGTGATCTGCTAAGTTTATGCCTTTCAATGACATAACTAGCCTCTTCCATATTAGCTGCATCTGGATCGGGATAGAAATTCCATACACTCACATGAGAAGTAGAAGGAACCGTTTTAATGGTGGGCTTATAGTCACCTGACTCTTCCCAACTAGGGTACTCTTTATCAACAGCAAAGGGACCTTTCATAATCCCTGTACCAAACAAAGACATTTCAAAAGCAGTAGATCTTAATTGCTTACTTGCTTTGCTTTCATCCAGTTGATCCTTGATCTTCTTTTCCATCTTCTTAGCAGCTACCATAGCAGGGCTAAACGTAACTGAAGTTGGGGTAGTACCTGCACCTAGCTTTAAGTTTTTAATGCCTCCTAGGGCTGATTTAAGAGGTCCTAAGAGCCTATCTAAACTGTAGGCAGTTGAGCCGGGGGGTAGCTTTTTACCATCTCCTGCAAAGCCATAGATAGCTTCACCTGCAACGGGAGCTTGATTGGCTTTAGCGGGATCAAAGTGAACATCTTCAGCTACACCCTCTGGCAATACAGTAGGCTCAACGGATATAGGAAATGAATTGTTAGAAAATAGTACCTCAGTGATAGCTCCGTATGCAGCTAGCACTTTAGTCTTAGTAACTTTAATAAATACCCTACTCTTCTCGTCTTCCCTAAATTGTACATCTGGACCATAGATACCACGATAGTTACGATAAGCTCTTAACCATCTTTCTTCATCGTACCTTCTTGCAGTTTTAGCACGATTAAATTTACCTTTAACCAATTCAATAATTGGCTTAGTAACTTCATCCTCACGATTAAATGAAGGTGCATCTTCTAAGCTTACCGTTGTAGCTTCTGTATAATCCGTTTTATCTTGGGCCATAGTTAGTATCCAAAAGTGCGGTCAGCTACACTCATACCGCTACGCTGATGTGCGGGATCATAGTCCCATAAACTACTTCTAGGTCTGCTCATGACACCATATCGCAGTGCATCATATAAGTGATCTTCAGACTTTGTATTGATATCTTCAGGGTTAGACTTATCCAAAGGTATAACAGGTAACTGAGAAATTAAATGCGTACAGTTATCCATGATCACTAATCTGGGTTCTTCAGTGAAATCATCCAGCTGTAACCGTCTATGTATCTCATTTTTACCTGCTACACGTGATCCTGCACTACGATCTGCAGGTCTCCACCTACAACCCTCAGCTATCATCTGCTCAGCCAGTGAAGGACCAGTATCACCCCTACGATGCCAACAGGAAGAATCAAGAACACCATAACGGATTTGTCCATCTTCTTGTTCAATATTCAATATCATCTTGGCAAGGTCTTTAGCTAGTATTTTACTAACGTATAATTCCCTATAAACGATAAGTTGTTCAGATGGGGCTACTGCAAACCATAGCACTGCCGAGTAAGAACCGTATCCATAGTCACATGCCCTGAATCTAGCCCAGTTACTGGGTATTTTTTCGTGCTTAATAACATGAATACGCCTGTTAAACTCTGGAAATGCAGCACCTTCAGCTACATCCCAGTTACCTTCAAGCAATTGTTTACGTTGATGTTCAGGAAGTGACAAAAGCATGGTTTCATAGTCACCACCTTCAGCAAGATAGGGGTTATCTGAGAGCATGGCAGGTATAAACCTACGCTTAAACAGGGGTTGACCCTCTTTACTGTGACCTTTTGGGTACGAAAGCATGTCACCTGTCTCTATGTCGGTAGCCCAGAATGCCCTACCAGCAGGACTTGGGTCAATAAACATCTTTTTAACCCATGTATGACCCGGACCCCCAGGGTTTGTAGTAGCTCTCATGTAGGTAGGTAGGTCTGGTGCGGTACTCCGCAAGCGAGAACGCATATAATTCCATGCAAATGGAGTTGACCATTGCGTCAATTCGTCAAAACCTACCCAACTGAATGAGAGTCCCTGATACCTTAGTACGTCCTCGTCACGATCCAAGTAAGAAAACCATAGTCTTGCGCCACTTGGTGCCTGCCACTGCATCTTTCTCTCGGACCATTTGATCCCAGGATAGATTCTTGGGTACAACTCCTGACTTTTCCAAATCAGTTCCCTTAATTCTTCTGTTGTATGTCGTAAAAGTAAGCCACTAAACTGTGGATGTCCCATATATCGCATGGGATCCGCTAGCATTGCATAGCTGTTGTGTGTTACTACGTAGTTATCTGTTATGTACAGCTGTTCTTCTGAATCAATAGTTATACATTGTGCATAAAACTCGCCTGTTTTTTCAATACTAAGTATTTTATTATTGATAGTCTTAGTATGGCACCTTTGTTTTTTTCTTGCTAAACGAAATAAAGAACTACTATCTGGGTGTCGTATGTATAACGTATGCCCTTTAAATACTTTAGCTGTACCGCCGACACTTCTTATTAACTCAGCAACAGAAGAAAGTAAAAAAGGGGACATGCTAGTGTAGTTAACTTTGCCATCTACAGAAACATAGCCATCTGTGTCTAGTAAACCTTGAAGCAAAGATAGCCGTTGCTGTATGCTTCCTTTCATATATATATCGGGTATGAACTTAGTATACGAATTTGTTCCTATCAAATTTAAACTTCTAAGTATACTAGCTACGCCTCGTATGCCATATGTGTATTTACTTGCTCTTTTAGTAATTTTAACATATTTAGCAAGCTCAGCAGCAGACTCTATATCTGCAGTTGTAATACTAATAGAGCGTGTTGTTATAGACCCATCACCAAGTAAAAAACCTAAAACGTAAGGGTCTAAAGGAAGATCTTGCTCTTGTTGCTCTGTAACACCCAAAGGTATTACATGTGCTCTTTTACTTTTTAATATTTCTAAAGTAGTTCTTGGCTTCCATCTAACTGCACCATCTCGTATTGGTTTAGACATCCACAGATGATCTCCAGTACACTCTACTTTAGACCCATCCTGAAATGTTACCGTGTATATGTCTTGTATGCCTTGTGGGTGTAAATGCGTAATTTTTGCAGTTTTTCCATTTGGAGTACATACAAAATCACCGACATACAAATCGCCCATGCATTTCCACCCAAAAGGCGTAGCTACTTTTGCATAAAGGGGCTGTGCTTTACCCCCACCTGCAGCCCCACCATACAGTACCTCACGTTCACTTGCAGCTAAAAAGAAAGATTGAGGGCCTAGGTTAGGTTTAAATACTACATTATTGTCCTGCTGTACTTTCTGTATGAGTACTTCTTGTCTCTGTATCTCCTCCTGACTTGTATTCTGGATCGAGATGTCTGGCACTTTCAACGATCTTTTTGGCTTGGTTGTAGATTTTTGTACCTTTCTTGTCTTCGTATTTTTCCGCAAGCTCAAGGGCTTCTTTGTACCTTCTGGCCCATGACCTAAGTAAGCTAATTTTGGCTTTTCTTTGTCGCTCATTCTTTACACGTTGTAGTAGACCTACATGACTTATATATCTACCTGTAACCTTAGTTAGCCATGCAGCTACATTACGAGATGGATATTGTTTTAAATACTTCTTAGCCTTCTCTAATGCGTCTAGTTCATGGGGTATGGGTATTAAGAGCATCTTAGTCTCTTCAGAAAACTTGTATCCAAACGGTGGATTTACAAGCTTTACTGTCATGGGTATAGGTACATACTCTCCTGTTTCAGCTGCATCTTTAGGTTGAGGTAATAACCACTTACCTGCAGCCTTTCTTAATGGCAATACACTGTGTGCCATAATTATTCATCATCTTGAGAATTACTATCTTTGGGTGGCAGAATCATTAACCCATTATTTGTTTCAATTTGCATCTTCTCTGTCTTAGCTAAACCTACACGATCCAATAAGTCTTTAGCTGCATTAAGCTTATCTCTGATGCCTAACTCTGTAGGATCTACCATGCCATCTACAAGGGACATAGCTGCACGTGGAGCATTACGTGCCATAAAGATTTGTGTAGCTTCTAGGATCTCTTCTTTAAGCCCCTTGATGATATCACGGGTATAGTAGGTAGGTGAATACCCTGCTAGTACTTTAGCACGATTAACGTCCCCTCCTGCCTCATCGAATAATACATCAAGAAACTTTTGCTGTTGTTCAGTTAATTGTCTTGCCATGTCATTAGTCCCTGTAAGGTCGAACCTTCTTTGCAATAGCTTTAGGTTGGCTCACAAACTGCTTACCTTGCTTTGTACCCTCTCGTTTAGCTTTTGTAGTAGCTGCGTATTCTGCGGGTGATAGTGCCTCTCTAGCCTTCTTGGGTAAGTACCTTTCACCTGTAGCCTTTGGTCCCTGTGTGGAGGGCTTACCTGACTTAGTACCCCAATCTTCTTTAGTCCACTTACTTAAACTCTTTTGGGCTTTAGTCTTTTCGCCTGTGTACCCACCACCTTTATCTTTATATATCTTACCTGCTAACTGTGCTTTTCTAGCTGACCATTCTCCAGGATCCCCACCTTTACTTTGTGCTTTTACTTGCTTGACTACGGAGTTCCAAAGCTTTTCGTTAGTACGCCCCATTACTATGCCCTATTAGCTGGATCAAAGTACTCTTCTACTGTTACCGTAGCACTCATACTAGAACCTGCTTCTGGTGTGATACGCATCTTATCACCTGCATTAAGCACAAGATAACTATCAGCTAGCATAAGATACCCGTACCCATTTAAAGTATATCCACCTAAAATGTAATACCACGTACTAGTGCTACTGTCATACCATTCAATGGTTAGTGTTTTATTGCCGCTACCATGATTAGTCACAAACAATAAAACCATATGAGCTGTCCAATTATTAGGACACTCATAAATAGTATTATCAGATCCCGCAGTTAGATTAACACCTATACTGCGGGATTTATATGTGGCAGATATAGTCATTTAGCTTTAGGTTTCTTTTTAGCTATTCCAGCTTCACTCAAAGCAATAGCAATGGCTTGCTTAGGACTCTTTACAACAGGTCCCTTCTTGCCTGAGTGAAGTGTACCTTCCTTAAATTCACCCATAACCTTCTTCACTTTCTTCTGTGCTTTAGTGGGTTTCATTATCTTACTTCTTTGCTTTAGGTACTTTTACTTTAGGTGTCTTAGGCATTGCAATGGCTACCATGATAGAAGGGGATTTGAGCTTACTCATTCCACCTTTTGCCATCTTAGCCATTAAACACTTACCTGCTTTCTTGCACTTAGCTGGGGTAGGACATGAAGGACAAGTTTTCATTTCTTATTTCTTTCCGTACATTTTTGCATAACCACCTACGCTAAAAGCTTTAGGTTTAACTACTTTCTTCTTAGCTTTTACCATACCACCTTTAGCCATACCACTAGCTTCTTCTGTGCTGTACTTTCTACCTTCCCACGAAAATGAATCTTTACCTTCATCTTTAGCACTCTTAAATGCTTCACGGAAAGATTCAGCACTCTTAGTATCTTTACGGTAAGTTGGGTAGTCTTCTTTGTTTACACGCTCATCCCTAGGTCCTGAATCACCTCGTTTATTTTCAGAACCTGTATCCCTTCTTTCTGTAGATCTTTTATCTTGTTCTTCTTCATCTTTACTTAATGCTTTAACTGTAGCGTAACCTGCACTAGCAATACCCAAACCAGCAACAGCCTCTTTAGCACGAGTCTTAGCTGCTTCTTTTAATCCAGCTTCGTACATAGCTTCACCTGCTGCTCTTCTGGCTTGCCTTCTTTCCGTAGCACGTAGTGTTGAGTTTTTATCCGTATCTGTTTTTGTCGATACCGTTCTACCTGTTTTTGTATCAACGTTCTGTATTGCTAACGTTTTATTCCCGCCATGAGATGCTTCTTTTTTAAACCCACTTGTGTCTCTATCTTGTTTAACACCCGTAGTACGTACAGCAGTCTCTTTACCCTCTGCTTGTCTCATGAGAAAATGAGCTTTATTTTTTGCTTCTTCGTCTGTCACCCCTCGACGCATTCTAGCTTCTTCTACTGTAATACCTTCCTGTTTAGCTATCTCTCTAGCTTTTTTATCAGATATACCTTCTTCTTTAACTTCACGTTTTAAAGCTTCTTTAACTCTGCCCCTGCCTGATTGTTGGGCAACGTTTGATGCAAACGCTTTACCTAGTTGCTTTTTAAGCATGATTATTTCCCGAATTTAACTTTCTGAGACTTAGGGGGTTCCTTCTTAGATCCACTAGGACCTGCCCACAAACGCTTGTCAGCCCAATAAGCTGCTGATAACTTACCTTTAGCTATATTCTTAGCATGCCTTGCTTTGAAGTTCTTACGAGCCTCATCACTGTAATTGTGACCCATAGATGCATCACCGTAATGGATCAGCTTAACCTTGTCACCTTCCTTAGCCACTACCATCTCTTTCTTTTCAGGACGGTTAGATTTCTTAGGTTGGTTATACCCAGTAAACCCTAGCTTTTTATATCTCTCAGGAAAGTCAGACATTTTTATTACCCTTATATCTGTGATCACTCTTAAGTATCCTACCTTCAGACCAACCTTCTGCCTTCATTGCCATCTCTACCTGTTGCAATGGGAATCTTGTACCTGTACGTTTTTCTAAAGCTGCACGGACATAGAATACATCGCTATGGGGTATATGTACCTGATCTAACTTATCACGATAGACTGCATTGATAAAGTCATTGAATAGGTGATTTTCTCTTAGGTATATTTTCTTTTTCTTCATGCGTCAAGGGTTAGTCCTCGTTCCTTCGTTCGCTTTGCTCACTCAGTCACTGCGGAATCACTTACAATGTAGCATTTAAGCGGCTACGCTTTAAGTGGCTACAGATAGATAGCACAAGTATAGGGTAGTTATATGCCTCAGACCCGACATCTTTGCTTCACTTACAATGAATCACTTAAGTGTCTTATTTAAGTGTTCTTATACTTAAGTATTCTATTTATATCTATTATACACTTATATGAATATTATTACAAGTACTTATGTAAGTGTCTATAGTAAGTGTTATGTATATGTTCTTATATCTTAAGAATAGTATTTTAAGTATATATAGTAAGTGATATATGTAAGTGTTATATATGTATCACTTATAGTGTATCACTTTCAATGAGGGTTGTTACCCTATGGTATATGAGTTTGGTTGTAGTTGTCAAGTTATTTGTGACTCAGACCCAACATCTTAGCATTTCTGTTACATTTACAGTACACCCATTATCGATAATTCCACTTACTTCTATCATCTTAATCAATACTATCCATAACTGTACATTCATACAGTAAATACACTATTAACTTCATATACCTGTACATACATACAGTATTTCATAGATAGTTGCATAGGGTTTGTGTAGCATTTTGTGTGCAAACATATGCATGAATATTCAACGAGAAGTGTTCTCATTTAGAGTGTAAATACCTGATCTGTGGGAGAAAGTGTATACAGTAGCGCCCCACCCCACCCTGGCCCACGCCCGCCCCCACACTCGCACGCTCACGCACACACGTACACACACGCACACGCACGTGCATAGCCCAATAAAGCACTATATACGCAGCATGTAAATGCTTTAAAATCAATGACTTAGATAGAGTGTTTAACTGATATACTGTCAGTTAAATCGTATTTTTAGGGTCACAAAAGGGTAGATTTCACAATGTGAAACGAGGGTAGCAAGGCGATGCATCCTATACATCACACATCTACCCCCACATCCAATAAAACACCCCATCCCCCCACAGCAAATGTCCACACTAAAAAACCTAAACAATGCAAGCATTGCAACACCCACATTGCAACACCCACATGCAACACCCACATTGCAACACTCACATGCAACACTCACAATGTTCGTTCGTCAGACATGAGCGGCACATATTGACCGTTTATCCTGGATTAGCTGCCGTTCGTCGGCTAAAGCTAAATTGTGGCTACAAATCACCGTAAACCAGTGTACAGTGCAACACATCGCAACTAACTAACCGGAGTGTAACCATGCAACTACTTACCCATGACAGCAACGCCAAGCTTGCCAAGACCAACAAGGCACAGACCGAGTACATGTTCATAGGCTTATCCATGATGCCCAACTACACACTATGCCCAGGGGCTAAGGCTGCAGGATGCATGGACGATTGCCTGAAGTCTGCAGGTAGGGGGCAGATGACATCTGTGGCACTGGCAAGGCAAGCCAAAACCGACTATTTCATGTCTAACCCTGATGCTTTCATGGCCCAAGTAGTCAAGGAAATGCAAGCTTATGTACGTAGGGCAGCAAAGCGTAAGGTTACCCTTGCCTGCCGTATGAACGTGCTGTCGGATGTGGCATGGGAAACGATACCTGTAACCGTTGATGGCATTGTTTACGAAAACCTTATGAAAGCTTTCCCCATGGTCCAATTCTACGACTACACCAAAAGGGCAGATCGACTAGCTGACATGCCCTACGATCTAACTTTCTCATACTCTGGCAAGCCTTCGTACAAAAACCAGATCAAGCATGCACTCAAGGCAGAGGCACGTATGGCAGTGGTATTTGCCGGTGAGTTTCCTTTGACGTTCATGGGGCGCAAGGTTATCGATGGGGATGCCCAAGATGCCCGCTTCCTTGAGTCACAGGGTGTTATCGTAGGCTTAAAGGCTAAGGGCAAGGCTAAGCATAACGACAATGGCTTTGTAGTACGTTAATAAATCAATTCTAAGGGGTCTAATAGCCCCTTGGTGACACTTTCAATAATTTATAGGGGTATACCATGCACATAGACACTGAATCGATTGTAGGGGGTTTTATGGTTGTTGTATCTGTGGCACTTGGATTGATGCTTTTAACTGGCATCATTGTCTTATGATCCTACTGACACGAAAACAAGCTTTACTTGATCTTACTAAGTATGAATTAGAGTATATGGCGATGCATCCCGATACACAGGAAGCCATCATTGCATTCATGGCAATGGGGGGATTTTCGCAGTACACGGATAATGAATTAGCTGATACATGGCGAGAGCATTTAACCAATCTAAACAGGCATGATTTTTCTAGGCAATACAAAATCGTAAGGGGCAGATGATGGAAGTTACAGTAAGCATGAAACACGCATATGGCAAGGTACGCATTGTCCCGTACTGCCACAGGTCACACCTATTTAGTAACATTGCAGGTACTCAGACACTCACCCGTAAGACTGTGAAGCACATCCATGCACTGGGGTATGAGTTCCAAGTACATGACCATGCACTGGGTACAACACACAGTGTACCGTTCGACAAGCTTATGTCTCTTAACCTGGAGTAATGACCATGCAGATCGAAGGCTACCTACTCTCGTACCGCATCAATGGCAATGGCAACGTATGGATGCTACGCTTTGACACTGAGGAGCAAGCAAAGGCACACGTACAGAAGGTAGGGCTAGATACCCCATGCTATCAGCACGTGATCAATGCAATCGTGAGCATACCCACTATCACTGTAACCGAAGGAGTCTAAATCATGGGCCTCGATATGTACCTCAACGCTAAAACATCCCACTACCGCAATGCACAGGTAGCAGATCTAACCGCACCACTGAAGCTGCCCAAGGGTATGCAGATTGCTGCTGCAACACTGTCTGTGGAAGTTGCATACTGGCGTAAGGCTAACGCTATTCATCAGTGGTTTGTGGATAACGTACAAGGGGGTAAGGATGACTGTGGATCTTATGATGTCAGTACGGACCACATCAAAGCACTGCGTAAGACAATACTTGATGTGCTCGATTCACCCGAAATGGCAGATGATCTACTACCCACACAAGGTGGGTTCTTTTTCGGTGGTACAGAGTACGATGACTATTACTTTGAAGCACTGAAGATGACGCATGACAAGCTTGGCACTGTGCTAGATTTTCTCAGGCATAACCCTGATTTTTACTTGGAGTATCAGTCATCATGGTAACGTATTCCCGATACCTTGACGCTGTAAATTATTGTAGGTACAATTCCCTCAGTCCATTGCAAATCAAACGCAGTGGACATGGGCAGCAACGTAAGTGGACAATCAACCCTGGAGATGTAACACCATGCGATACTATGAAAAGCGCACTAAGTTCCTCGGTCTACCCATCATTATCCGTAAGAGAGCGAAGAAGAGCAGAGGATTTTCTGTTCTCATAGCCGATCCCACTACGGACTTCAATGCAATACACATGGGTAAACTTTCACTGTACTGGCACAGATTCACACCCGTTAAAGGAGTCTACCGAACTTGGTCACCGAAATCGTAATTGACAATCACCCTCATGCCCGTAGCTATACCAAGTATGGGGGTGCTTGTGATGTCAAGGAACATGATTGGGTACATAGCAATGTTGTATTCCAGGCTAGCCCAATCACCTATCAACCCATCATGGAGGCATTCCAAACCTATGAACCCTTCAAACTGCTAGCTTGGAACCCAGTGATTGACTGTCCTACCAAGACAATCACTCGCTGGTACATGCAAGAATCACCTATACCACTACATGAAGGTGAGGCATTGTGGCTATCGTTTGAGTCCATTAACAAGCCACCATTTGACTTCCTGCAACATTTATGTGACAAGTACCATATACCCATTGAAGTAAACAGCATTTATCCGTACCAGATTTACCAAAAACGCATCCATTTACAACCATTCGTAGCCTCACACCATTTATTTACTCAACCTGTAAGGAACTAGCATGAACGCAATACTCGATACCGTACTCCCAGCACTTCCCCAGATCCTGGACTTCGATCCGGTACGTGAGCCTCAGATCCGTAACGGTGTAGCTATCCGTAACCAGTACTGGGTAGTCAATCCTAACACAGACACTGTGATTGGTAACGGTAAGTCCATTCACAATCCCCAGAACTTCAGCAAGGTATGGGATAGTTTCCGTGAAGGCTTGTTGCACTCAGGCTTAGATACATCTGAAGCCGAGGTCAAATTCAATGTCATCAAGGAAGGTGCAGCTATGGATGCACAGATCATATTGAAGCGTTACCAGTACGAACAAGTGCTTGGTGAACCTGCAAAGATGACTATGAGCTTTCGTGACTCACACGATCAGTCTATCCGTAGGCAGATCAGGGCTATGATCTATCGTCTAGCTTGCCTGAACGGTATGATTGCACCACGTGAGGCAGTTGGCATTGTACAGAAGCACACTACCTACAGTGATCCAGATACCGTAGGTAAGATTGCTTCCAAGTTCCCTGACCAACTGCTGAAAGATGCACAGATCATGCGCTTGATGCAGGGTGTCAGGGTAGATAGGGATGATGCTATCGATTTCCTTGAGCGTAACGTAGCTACCTATCAGACCAAGACTTCGACTAAGGTAAACAAGAAGTGGCTTGAGCGTATCGTAGGTATCCATGATAGCTACAACATCCTGGGTGAGAACACGTACCACTTGTACAACACGCTTACCCACATCAGCACTCACGTGGAATCACGTACTGCTGAGGTAGCTACCAAGCGTATCCGTATCGAGCAGGATATCGAGTCTGTGATTCGTGGTGAAGAGTTCCAGACTAGGTTCATGCCCCAATTACTAGCTGCATAGGAGTGTAGATATGAAGAAGGTACATAGGCGTAGCCGTAACCCAGTAGCAAAGGACTTACGTACACCTAAGTACCGTCTTCGTGTACTGAAGGATAAGCGTAAGCAGTTGCAAGACAAACTTATTCAAAAGGAGATCGAAGATGTTAAGCAGGATGTTTGATTTTATATTCTCATCCATGCAGGTAATATTAGTTGCCTCATGTATCTGTCTCATTGTCTTTTTCTTAATTGAAGCTGACAATAAGAATGTGTCCGAACGTGTAGCACGTAATTTATGTAAGTCTACAGATGGACATTTGGTGCGTGAGCTAAATGATCGTGGTGATTACTTTTGTTACTCACGAAACAAGGATGGTAAGACATTCAGTAGAGTTGTATTAAATACAGGAGAAAATTAATGGCTGAAGTAGCTAGTATCGTAGAGCACGAGGATGGCAGTGCTACCCTTACCCTAGACATGACAAGTGAGGAGACATCTACCTTACTTTCCTGGGCATTGAAAGAAGCAATCAATAACGCAATCAAGATGGACAGAGAATATCAATGGACTGCTACACACAAGGACAGCAAAAACATTGTGAGATACAGACAGGGATCTTCACAGTGGGAAGATGATGATCATATATCTGTCTATGCATTAGATCACCCCAAGTATGGTGAAGGTATCGTGAGAACTTCCACTGTACTACGAGTTAGAGCAACTGCCTTTGGTGGTATTTACGAAACAAGGAATTCTATCTATGTCCCAGATCAATATGTCCCCAGACAAGCAAGTGCCGAAGATCAAGAGTAATTACCTAACGATTGCATACCGTTATGGACAGACCAATAATCACTGGTACGTAGTCTACATGGGCGATGATCAAGACAAGGCTATGGCATTGGCTGAAGATGAAGTAGCTGAGCGTGGTGGTAAGTATGGTGTAGCTACATTTAAGGTGGCTGATACACAAACACCTGAACTAACATACCGTACCATGCTCTGCTACTACGCTTCATCACTCAATGAGACACTGCCCTATCATAACTATCGGTATGACGAACTGATGGAAATGGGTGTGATCCTAGAGGACTACACAAAGGGGCATGTCTACAGGGTTGAGGAGACTAACCCACAGACACCTGCATTTGTGGAGAAGGTAGGCATTGAACCCGATGACATTGTAGTCAAGGAAGTTACACGTAGGAAGGAGAAGTACGCTATGCTTTCCCAGGCACAGAAACAGAAGCTTGATACTTTCACTGACTAGCTTTTATTGTGAATAATAAACTGTTCATTAGTATTGCCAGCTATAATGATCCTTTGCTATGGTTTACGGTGAAAGATGCTTACGATAAAGCTACACACAAAGATGAATTAGTCTTTGGTATCTTTGATCAATCGCCGTACCCACAGCATGTACGATTAAATAAGCTACCCTTTCACAAGCAGATAAAGTATGTCCACATTCATACTATGGATGCTAGGGGTGCATGTTGGGCTAGAGCAGTGACACAAACGCTATTGGCAGATGAAAGATACTTCATGCAGATAGATTCTCATACGTGGTTTGAGCAAGGATGGGATGACTTTTGCATTCGTATGCTACATGCACCTGTCGTTAAGAATCTTAAGCGTGTGTACACTTCCTACCCTCGTGCCTTTGAATTTAAGGATAAGCAACCTGTATCTGTAGCACAATCTAGTGACCTTATTCATATCTTCCCCAAGGAAGGTGTCACACTTAAAGATAACACACCTGCTATTGAGTTTGCTTCCGCATTCCATAGCATTAAAGACAACATACTTGCACACCATGTAGCAGGAGGTTTTATATTTAGCTTCAGTCAGTTTGCTCGTGAGGTTCCCTATGATCCTAACTTATATTTCTTAGGTGAAGAACAGACACTTGCAGTAAGGGCATGGACACATGGCTGGGATCTTATACACCCACCTTACGTGCCCCTCTATCACTACTATGGAAGGGAGACAGAGGCTAGGCACTGGACTGATGGAGAGAATGAACAACGTACTGTGCCATGGTGGGAGTTTGCTAAGCAAGCAGATCAACGCATGGCAGATATGCTCTATCACGGTAAGGATCTAGGGGCATATGGGTTAGGTAAAGTAAGAACACTGGCTGATTTTGCATTGTTCTGTGGTATTGATTATGAGGCAAGAACCATAGACTTTGAGAAGGCTAAGAACATTAATAAGGTGTATGTTATTCCGCAGTTTTATAAGGAACCTATCGATGAAAGTTAAATTGATTTCGTATACAAACGTAAACACAGGAGCATTTGTAGATGACGATGGCGTTTATACAGGACATCCCCAAACGATTAAGGAATTGGTTGCGTACTGCGCTCGTGTCTCGAATCCAACCAATCAATTCAACAGCAGAACCGCAGACAAACTACTGGAGTACCTCATTGAACATAAGCACTGGTCGCCTTTCGAGATGGTCAACCTCTGCCTTGAAATCACTACCACCAGAGACATTGCAAGACAGATCCTCAGACATAGATCCTTTAGCTTCCAAGAATTTAGCCAACGATATGCTGACCCAACTAAAGAACTCGCATTTGTTCTTAGAGAAGCAAGGCTACAAGACAAGTCTAACCGACAGAATTCTATTGAGATTAATGACAAAAGGATACAAGAAGTCTGGG